GGGATGTTAAAGGCAAACAAATCATCGCCCTTATAGACACGATGCTGATCCCTGTTACTGGCGGCATCAGGGAATTGCCAGAAGAACAGATCGCCCAGTTCTGTCTGGAACAATGCAAGGCCAGAAACATCCCCGCCGAGAACTTCTTCTTTGATTCCACGGGCAGGGGTTCCCTGGCCCTTGCGCTGGCCCGGCTATGGTCGCCACAGGTCAATGGCGTTGAGTTTGGGGGTCGGCCAAGCGACAGGCCCGTATCGAGTCAAATCCACACCCAAGCCAAGGACTACTACAGCAAGCGAGTGTCAGAGCTTTGGTTTGCTTTCCGACATATCGTTCTAGCCGCTCAATTCCGAGGATTGAGTGATGAGGTAATGAACGAATTCATTTCGCGTGAGTGGAAGATCGTTGGCCAGAATAAGACCGAAGTAGAGGCCAAAGATGAGGTCAAGTTGAAGATCGGAAGATCGCCTGATTTGGCCGACAGCGTAGTCTGCGCTCTTTGGGGGGCCACTCAACGCGGATTCTCCATCGCCGACACATCCGCCAAAGTCGTTCGCACGGGCCAATCAGACTGGCTCAAGCGCACTAGGGAAAGACTGCTCCGGCTCAGGAAGTCGCATGAGTTGGTCTATAGGTAGTCCAATCCATTAGGTCATCACCTCCATGGCCAAGCGCACCGTGTCCGCGCCAATAATGGTTTTCTACCACAATCATGTCGCCGGGTTTGTAACACCTGCGCGGCTTTGTGGATACCTTGCCAATGAGAATCGTTTCGCCGTCGTCAATTACCGCTTCACGCAGATCGAGCACCAATCTACCATCTCGCGTCATCGCCCTTCCAGCCGCAAGACTGGCCGTTCGATTCCATCCGTTAGCCTTCACGGCTTCAACTCTTTCACCTTCGCTTCCAGCTTTGTTTCAAGCACGGTGATCCGGCTCAAAGCCTTTTCCGTCTTGTCCGCAATCGTTTGAAGTCCAGCCGAATCAACAACCCAACGCTCGCGCACTTCGCGTTCCACAGCACCCACCCGTTCACGCACGCTGGCATCCATTAGCTGATACTCTTTTTGGAGTTTAACATCCAATTCACGAATTCCATTGGCATTGATGGCGGCACGTTCCAAGACGGATTTCTCCAGCGCGTCAATCCGCGTCTTGCCGACCGGATGCAATTCCAAGTCGCCGTGACGCCCATTCCAAGCCTGTAAATGGGTGATCTCCTTCGTCATAGGCAGCAAGACCAGAGCGCCAATCGTGATGAACAACAACGTCACGCTGGTGCCTGTTGCGATTAGGGCCAACCAGTTCGCGGCCTTCGGTGCGCTCACTCTTTCGATGAGTATCGAAAGGTTTTGTATCTGCGCCTCGACCCTATCAAATCCAGTCGTCAAGTCTCCGACCGCCTTTACGACCTGACGAAGCTCTGCTTCGAGAGATGCGACTCTCGGTTCCAAGGCATATTCGGGATTAGGCATGATTCAAGCTTTGGCGTTCCATTCTTACACGGTTGCTCTCGGATGATCGGCAACAGCATTTCCAGGTGAGCCACGCCAATCGGGTTCTCAGCCAGTTTCAAGCGACACGTCATGGGCTTCCCGCTATCAGCCAGCGCAAATAAGTGTCCACCGTTTTCCTTTGGCCCATCGACAGTTTATCGAACCCATTGTCCCTTGCGGCGCTCAACAACACTTGAGGGTCAAGACTGCCACCAGCTTTCAACGCCAGTAGATAGGTGTTCACGCTCTCGCGCTGACCAGCCTTGAGGCAATCCAGACATTTTGAGGCTTCGAGGAGTGCGTTGATTTCGGTGATGTCGGGCATAGATTACGGAAGTTCAGACCATAGCCACGTCAGATACAAATTAAGGACAGCTTCCTGGCCATCCAGCAAGCAGTTGAAGCATGTGGCATCGGCGAGAACGGCTTGAGCTTCAGTTTGATCCATAATTCAAAAAGTGCGGAGCGGCGGAAAACCAAACGCCGCCCCGCACCCAACCACCCAATCCACTCGAACGCGGTCAAGTCTCAATCCGCGCCGGAGAACCGTCAAGCGTCAGATTCCATTTCCGCCATATCCTCCATCGGCGAATTGGCGGACCCGCCTTCCTTCACGCATTCAAGCTCAACTTCGTCCTCGTGGACCTTCATAACCTTGACGGTCTTGGTATCGCCAGCCTTGAGGTCTTTGCCGTAGAAGGCTGACTTGGGGGCCATGAACGTTTCCATGTCGCTGCCGGATTCTTCCTTGGGCATCGGCATTTCCTCTTGAGCTTCTGATGGAGAAGCCTGACCAACACCACCCATGTCTCGATAGGCCATAATTCCTTTGAGTAAAAGTCACCCGCCAGATCCAAACGATCTGGCAGGCGAATTGAATTATATCACGCTTAGTTTTCCTCAGGGCAGGGGTCGTTAGAGCTAGAGTAATCCTGCGAGGAATACACTGGATCGTCGCCGCAAGTATCCTGAACAACCAGGCAAGCCGGTGCTCTCTTATGAAAGATCGCCTCAGCAAACTCCGTGTAGAGCGGTCTGATCGCCAGCTTGAAGTCGGCGATGAACTTGCCCTTGTTGCCACGGGAGTTATCGACCGCGATAGGATCACCGCTAATCGCTCCGATACCGCACGTCAGGTTGTCCTTAACGAACTTCCATTTGCCGCCGAAGTTACGGCTACTGAACGGCATCTCCGGGTTGACTGGGGTGGCGTCGGCCACATTCGCGTCCATCGCCATCTTGTGCCAGATGAACGACATGGTGTAGCGAGCCTCCGCGTAGGCCGGATTCTCGATGGATTTCAGGCCCGCTTCACCTCCAGCGCCACTGGACGCCACATTGATATAGGGCTGAATGACCTGGAACCGATGAATCGCCCCAATCTGACCAGCGTAGTCGAACCGCAACCCGGTTGGGTCAACGCGAGTGGCGTAGTTCCCAAGCTGGCCGCTAAAGCCGTAGCGGTAGTACTTGTTGGCAGCGTCCCACTGCTGGAAGCGCCATTTGTCAGAGATGTTGGAATCGGAAACAGCCTTGTCCAAGTCCCACACCGTTTCCATGTCGGAAACAAGCTCGATCAGGGGCAGTGAATCCTTGAAAGGTGACTTGCCGAAGTAACCCTTGAGCATGAGCGGATGGACCCGGCGCTGAAGCATCTGCGGAGTCAAACGCGAGGTCGGCTTATGGCTTGCGTCGAGGTAGGTTTCGGACGTGCCCACCTTCGTCCATACGTAGGTGAAGTCGCTCATGGTGGCATTGGCCACCCATTTCTTGCCTGCGTTCAGCAAGGCGCGTTTCCGCATGAAATTCGACATAATGGTCGAAGTCGCCGGACGCAGGATGTCGGAGATGATTTGCTGGAAATGCTGCTTGGCGTGCGTGATGTGCATCAATTGGTCGAAGCACAGCAATTGCGTTGACCAATTCTGCTTTTCCAAGGCGTAGGTGATGCGCGTGGCACCCCAGCCGATCTGATGCTCGTTCGGATCGCATGGCGTCCCGATACAGCTTCCCGTAGTCACCGTCTCCCATTCCTGAGTGGTGTCAGGATAGACCGTGTTGAAACGGTCCAAGGTATGTTCCACGCCCGAATAGGCGGCGAATTGATTCACCGCGACGTGACCAATCCAGCCACCGTCAGTGGGCCGAATGTCGCTCAGAATGCGTTTGTCGTAAACCGGCTCCTGCCTCACCAAATAGTCCGTAAAAGCCCTGCATGTTACTAGATCAGCCATAAAATCTCCGTCAGTTGAAATCGTGAATACACGCACCAAGGCACACGCCGTGGGCATGGATTCTGTGTTATGGGATTTAACTAACGAAGATTGGCGGCTTCTTCTTGGCCATCCCTGGCCGTGTGCGCCACTACCTATCTCGGCCTACCTGGAATCCGGGCCGGTATCAGATTTGTCGCTAAACGACTAACTGCGGTCGAGCGTAGCCGGTCCCTGACTACAGTCACTTCTTCTAACCGCTGTTTGACGTATAGCCCTAGCCCGTCATCCTGTCAATACCTTGACGTGGTTTTCCAAAAATGGCCTTAACTCTTTCCATGACTTGTGGGTAATCGGAAATTCCACTGCTTTTTCTCAAAAACCCGATCAAAACAAAGAAGGGTTGGCGGATTTTCTGACCCTACCGGCCTGCAATACCATTTGTTCTTTCGGGGATTATCAATCTGCACGCCCCAAATTTCCGACGAAACAACCTCCCAGTCCCGACAACTTTGAATGCTCCCATCAGGGTTTACTGTTGGGACAGTAAAAATCATCCCCTTTCCGATCTCGTGACAATACATCAATTCCGAATCGGGAGGCGCTGTATTTGAATCACGCATCTGCTCTAAGCTCTTCAAAGTCGTCCCCAACCGGCTCCACTCCCTTCCCGTTGCCAAGCGTCGGTTCGCTTGTCCTGAACTTCTCAAGCTCTCCCTCAAGCTCTTTCACCCTGGCTTGAAGTTTGGAGTTCAAATGGGCAGAGCGCGGGAAAGCCGCTGCTCGACTTCGGATCAGGGCGTGGAGCTTAACCGTGTCCTCCAGTGACAGCCCGTTGTTGTCTGAAAAGGCCATGTCAGCCTGTTTGCTGGCCGTTTCCAGCAGCCTGTTGCCTTCATCGTCCCCCTCTTTCGGATTTAGCCAATCCGGGAACTTGCTCGAAATATCGCCATTGACCTGTTTCCAAAGGTTAATCCTGGATTCTTGCTGTTTGGCAGTGGTTTCACCCTCGCGTTGCGCCTTCTCAGCGCCCAGTTGACGTGCCTCATCAATCGCCTGATGCCGGGCGTGATTCATGTCCATGACCCGTTCCCGATGATGAATCACAATCGGGCTATCGTCGCCAAAGAGTTGCCGGGCCATCTTAGACGCCTCCCGGTCATTCGTTATCGACATGATCCGGTCGAAGTCCTCTGGC